TTAGGATCTATCAACCTGTTACACTGGGATGAGATTAAAGAAACAGATGCTGTAGAAACATATGTGTATTTTCTTAATGCTGTAATGGATGAGTTTATTATTAAGGCTGAAACAATGCCCGGTATGAAGAGAGCTTATAATTTTGCAAAAAATCACAGAGCTGTTGGTCTAGGTGTTATGGGTTACCATTCATTATTTCAATCAAAGCTTATTGAATTTGACTCACTACAAGCTAAAGGTTTGAACAGTGAAATATTTAGAACTCTTAAAGACAGAAGTGAAATAGCATCAAGAAAGTTACATACAGAACACGGATACAATTCTATTAGGGATGGTTATGCTAACACAACTTTAATGGCCATTGCACCTACTAAATCAAGTTCGTTCATTCATGGAGCTGTGAGCATGGGTATTGAGCCTATTAAGTCTAACTATTTTATTAAAGATCTTGCTAAATCTAAAACAGTATATAAGAATCCTTTCTTAGAAGCTCAATTGGAAAAGCATGGTTTAAATAATCCTAAGACTTGGCAATCTATACTTAAGAAAGATGGAAGTGTACAACATTTAGACTTTCCTAATAAAGGAGTGTTTAAGTCTTTTGTTGAGATATCCCCTAAAGAGTTAGTATTGCAAGCAGCACAAAGACAAAAGTATATTGACCAGTCTCAGTCATTGAATTTAATGATTGATCCATCTGTCTCAGCTAAAGATATAAATAAACTGTATATGTATGCTTGGGAGGAAGGAGTTAAAACTTTATACTATCAATTTAGTAAAAGTTCAGCTCAAGACTTTGCAAGAAATATATTAGAATGTTCTAGTTGTGAAGGTTAATTCATTTTCTTAATCCCTTATGATTGTCAATTCTATCTAGGATTTTATTAAGCTCTTCTGTTTTTATTAATCCGGCCATAGAAGCGTTTTTAAGAGCACTTATAAGTTGTAGTATCATAAAGGGTACTACAACTACTTCGGATAGCCAACCAGTACCTGTAAAGCCTTTCTCCACCATAAGGATTACTGTCAGGATGGCTATCCAAGCAAAAGTGTTTCTGGTAATTCTTAATGCTTTATATGTTTTAAAGCCCTCTCTTTTACAGCCTGCCCAAACACCAAAGATGCCATCTAACCATAATACTGAACAAACCGCCAGGTATTGTTCCATGTTTTCCATTGATAAATCAAAAAAGTACGTACACAAGTACGTGCAGAATGCTGTTATGCTCACTAATAAGAGTTTAGTTGTCATTGTTAATTTTATTTTCTTTTGATAATCCCACAGGAGTAACAATTCTGATAGGCTTAACAGGTTTAACTGGTCTAACAGGTTTAGTTATTGGTACAGTTATAGGTCTTTGGTATATTACCGGTGGACTGTTTGTACTTCTAACATTAATATTTGGAACACTATAGTGATTCCAATTTCTATGTTGCCAATTTTGATTATAATTGTATCTATAAGGATCACGGTTTATAAATTCTCTTATTCTATTATCAAGTATTCTAAACTTAAAGTCTCTAACAGGGACCGCAAGAGTGTCACCTTTTTCTGTTATTGTCAAAATACTTTTAATTTTATAGCTTGTAGATATATCATATGTACCACAAGATGAGAATGTTATGATTATTACTACTGCTAATGCCAATATGTTTCTCATAATTAGTCTCACTTATCTTTGTATCCTATATAATAATATACACTTTTTTGGTGTATATATCACACAAATTCTCTGATTTAACAAGCAAAAACTAATATTTTATTTGATATAGAAATCAGCATTTTTGATATATGACTTCCATTTTTGAATTGAATAGACTATTGGAAATACATCCCTGAAGTTTTTATGAACTTTAAATTCACCTTTTCTATCCCCTCTCTGGTATACATATGATGAGTTTGATAAAAACTCTTCTTCATTTCCAGTTACTTTTGATAAGCCGTATCTAGCATTTCCAACAATAAACATTTCCAAAAACTCAGACATTTCTGTTACAGATCTAGCTGAGGCTATAGGTGAGTTTGCCATTTGATCAATTTGTTTTGCACCAGCAAAAGAAGGCATAAATAATACTAATTCTTTATAAGCTCTATCTGCTTGATATCTTGTTAAGTTCTTAAGTCTTTTTTCAAAATCACTATCATCATCATCACCTCTTAGAATTCTATCAAATAACATTGATACAAACATCACACTAAACATTATACCTAGTTCACCCATAGATCTATAAAAGCCAAACAATTTATTTTTTGCTCTTTGATCCATGTTACCACCTTCACCATATTTTCTTTCTACACCATATTTTTCTTTACTGTAATAGTTTACTTGGGCATCCATATAATCTTTACCCATTGTTTTAAAATGAAGGTTTTGATTAACAAACACTTCTCTCATTGCATAGTTTATAAAACTCAAAGCAGATTTATACCTACCTTCCATCCAACCTAAGTTTTGATCAAAGTATTCTCTTTGGTATCTTGCTCTAATTGCAGGAGCAACCCACTTTTTAAATTGAACTGCAAGGGCTCCTAAAGTATGAGACTGTAAAACCATCCTATCTTCTTTAGCATAGTTACCATGAATTTGCTTGTTAACTTCTCTAATTTCATTTCTTATTTCATACCTCATGTCATCTGACCATTCCACCTTTGTACCATCTTTCTTAACTAAGATATGATAACCTTCTTTCATAACATTTTTATGGGACTTAGTATCAAAATCCATAGCATCAAATAATGACAATGAATTTCCATTATCATCTTCAATCATATAATCCATTAATATAGCCATTCCTACTTTAGTCTGTGAATTATATTCAGCAGCATCTTGCATTATATAACCCCATTCAGTAGCTCTTTGGAACCAACTTTTTCCATCATCAGTTGCTGAAGATTGTTCACGTATGTCTGTCATACTATCCATCATTCTATATGAATCTACAAAGCCTTCATATTTATTGTTAGGTAGTTTTTTATTATAATCTGCCTTAGCTAAGCCAGGTATAACTCCTAATGTTATTACGTCAAGTAAATCTTCTGCACCACCATGTGCTGTTCTTTGAACTAATGCTGGCAATGCTCTCTTATTAAATTCCCAAGTTGCTCTTTTAAATGCACTATTAGAATAAAATCTACCTCCTAAAGATTCTACGTTGTTATTTAATCTACCTATTAAGTAGTTATTAAAGTTACCAAATGGATTAAATGCTACATAAGACAAGGAAGAAAACTGAATTATACCATCTGCTATTTTATCAAAAGCTCCTTTAGTTACTAATTCATTATCATAATGAATCATAGACATAAACTTCTTTGCTCTTCTTACAACATTTTTTTGCTGCTCTGTTCGGTTTGCTTTAGTTCCAACATTACTTATAATCTTATCTTTTCCTCTACTCAATAAAGTTAGGCCTGTTGTTGGGGCAGGGCTATAAGTTCTGTTTTCTATTACCTTTACAAAAGCATTTAGAGTATCATCTATTTGACCCATTGTTTCAAAGTTTTCTGCCATAGCACTAAACTTTAATAAGCTAGATGCCATATCAGTATCTATTTGACCTAATGCTGGAGTAGCCATTATCTTAGCCATTTTACCATTAAGAATTGCAACCTTATCTTTATACTCGTCTCTAGTTATTTTATTACTCTTGTACTTTTCTTTTAGTACATCAATATCTTTTTGAACACTTTCTCTTTCTTCATCTGTTCTTGGCCTTCCTGTATAGTAAATTGGAAGTTGATTTATTATATATCCTTGATTATCTACTTGTATATTTTTTTGTTGTTGAGTTGTCTTAAACATATTAAATGCTTTAGACCTTACAGCTTTAGCATAGAGCTTACTATATGTAGTACCCTTTCTACTTACTTGATCAAGTAATCTATTCATTACTAAAGGAGCTCTACCCAGCATGTCTGCTGCTACACCAATTGGGATTTTTTTAAGTAGATCCTTTTCATACATATCAACATACATATTGTAAAACTCCCTTTGTGCTACAGAAAGCGCATCAGTCTTAGTAGGATCCATTATTGAATTGTACTTAGGATTTGACATACTATCACCATTACGTGGTTCTAATACTACTTCTCTATTCTCAACTTTAGGAACATCAAAACTATTTTCTTTAATTTGAATAGTTCCATCTGCTACACCGTTAACTCTATTGGCTTTTGTATAAGGAATTCTATCATAGTATCTAGCACGGTATGTAATCCAATCAGCTTGTGGAATACCTGCTTTTCTTTTCCAGTATCCTGTCTCAGATGTACTACCACCAGAATTCCACATTTCATATCTGGATCTTACATCTTTAAACTCCTGTGTATATTTGTGATACATACCATCTATAAGCCTGCCTTCATCATCTTTTGCTTCTGCTCTAAAGAACTGACTGTATGTTGCTTTTTTATCTGCTAGGTCTTGATTATACTTTAAATCTGCTCTACCTTGAGGTGTCTTCATTGCATCATCTAAATTAAATACCGGTCTATATTGATACCAAGTACCCTCATTATCACTCAATACAGATCTTAGTTGATCTTGCTTTATATTATATTTATTACCTATTGCTGTTACATAATTACCACTAAAGGTTTTAACTCCGTCAACATCAACAAACTCTAACATAAAGTCATAGAGCTCATTTAAAGGTACTCCTGGATTAAGCTTGACAAGTTTTTGAGCAAGCTTTCTAATTATATCTTCTCTTTGAGCAACCTTATCTAAAAGTTTTTGAGTTTGTATTTTTCTTATTTTAGCCATAACAGATAACATTACATCACCTGAAGTATCCATATCTCTAGTTTGGTATTCAACACCATCTATATCTTGTGCAAACTCCATTACTAAGTCTAAATCTTCTTTGGTAAAATAACTTCCTTCTCCTCCGTAGTTATTACTAGACTTTGTTCTTACTTGCTCTTGTACGTAATCATATAACGCATCATCAACTATACCTCTGCTTCCCTTGGATCCTCTTAATGCATTTAGTTGTGTTTGTAAAGATAAAATTAAATTTTTCTGTGTGTTGTTTAACCCAACCAGATCTGTCAATTCATAAAGACCTTTAAATGTTTCTAGGTATTTTTCAAAGTGTAATGCATATGATAAATATTCTGGCTTTGTTATATTGTTAGGATCTTCCATAAAAGATCTAAACTCTTTTATTTGTGCTAGAGCATCTTGTAATACCTCAGATAAAACAACAGACTGTTGACCCGCATCTTCAGATAAGGCTATTGCAATGTATGCTATAGTTTTTGAAATTTGATCAATCTCTTTTTTCTGAGTAGACTGGATATAAATACTATTCTTTACTAAAGGGATTAGATCTCTTTTAGCAATAAGCTTACCCATATAGTCCTCTAGTAAACCAGCAGCAATATTATATTCAGTAAAATTTTCTGCATCAGTTTTATCTTGCTCTGTGGTTTCAGTTGTTTGATCTTTACCATTCCAAATTTTATTATAAGCATCACGTTGCTTTTTGGACAATGATTCTTGTTTAGCAGAATTTTTGGATATGGGTATTAACTTGTTTACCTTATCTAATTGAGTTGAGATAGGGTGTGCATATATTCTGTCATAGTTTACTTCACCGTTAAAAACCTGATCAACCCCGTAACCTTCTATTCCAACATTAAAGTGAATAGTTGCCATAGACCATTCATGATAAGATACCTCATAGCCCATGTTCTCAATCATTCTTCTATACAAAGCAACTTGTAAATTATGTTGAGCTTCTGTATTTAGTTCTGTGATACCATATTGTATAAGTTTACTATCAGCTGCTAAAGGATATTTAACTTTATATTTTTTAATGCCATCATCATTTACATCATCTAGATTGTTCTTACTTGTTTTTAAATCTAGAATTTGCACTCTCCCATATTCATCTATAATAAATATATCAGCCATACCGGCTATCTTTGTTGCTTCATCAAACAATACTACTTGTGATAAAACAATAGACCCTTGATCTTTAAAGTTTTGTATTATAGTATCCAACGTATCAAAAACTTCTTTTGCTTTTTCTTTGGATACATTGTCAGTTGTTAAATTTTTAAATGATGCATCAAATGATAGACCACCAATAACACCTTCTAAAAGAGTATCTATTTCATTACCAATATCCAAATTAATCTTATGTGCTATTTGTTTATCTTCAGGTAATGTTCCTTTAATAGCTGTTGTAGCTGAGGTGTATATATCTTTAGTTTTATTAGGATTATAGTATACATGATCTTCTTCATTCAAAACCACAAGTGTATCACCAGCTGCAGCATTCTTTTCAGATACAGAAAATTGATGTATTTCTTGATCTGCAAGTTGAGCAAGATTATATAGTTGATCTAATATTGGCTTTTGTACATCATTAGCTTCACCTCTTGCAGCCTTTAATTCTTTAGCCTTTTGTTTAGTTAAGTTATACCTTACATTACCGTTGACTCTCTTCTCTAATTTAAACTGTATACCTTCTGTATTCAATAACTTAGCTATATCACTCATAGATGTAGTAGCTTTAATTGCTGATACTGGTAGTTGTTTACCTGTTAAGTATTCGCTTAAATTTTCTATAACACTTTTAAACCACTCTAATAATTCAGCAATCCTATCTAAAAATCCTTTGGTAGGAGTTGTCTCATATTCTTTTTTGAAGTGTCTGGCTAAAGCTTGCGTTACAATTTCTAAGTCCCTTTCAGTTTCACTGAAGTTTCTAGATTGATTATTGTATGCATCTTTAATTTCCTCAGATAATTCAGGAAAGTTAGTTACTGCTTCATCTAATAAATTATTAAACAGTTCTTCATTTTCCATTTTTATTGCATCTATAAAAGGATGCAACATTTCTTCAATTGCTATTTCATCAGTTACTCTACCTTTAATCAGATATGCAGTGCCATTGTAATAGAAAGATTTTACGTTGTCAAAACCAACATTTTTTTTATTATACTTCGGTAGGGATTCATGTAATATTCTAGCTTCTGCTACAGATAACATTTTTACATTTACCTGTGGAAACATTCTTTTAAGATGCATTACTACAGCTCTTGATCTATTAGTATCCCATGATCTTGACTTTTCTAAAATGTCTCTTCTACCAAATGCACTATTGATTGGTTCAATCTTATAGCTTTGATTTGTTCTTGTTACTTTAAATGATGATTCATCTATATTATTTATTTCTAAATATCTATAGAACCTTTTCAGATTATTTTCAAGAAAGGATTCATCATATAATAATGTCTCAGGGTTAGAGTTATTAATTAAAAATTGACCAGCTAGCCTACTACCTATTTTTTCACGTCTTACATTATCTAAAACTGCTTGACCAAATTCTTTTTGCTTTAAACTAAAAACAATCTCTTGATCAGAAACCATTGACTTAGCCTGTACAGCACTTGGAAAAATGTCAGAATCATTTGCTTCTTGCCAATTACTAATTACCTGAGAAGTTTTTAGATCAGTTTTGTAAATATCTTTTAATGCTAGATATGCAGCATCATTTCTATTATAACATTTAGCCATCTCTTATTTTTTTATTATAAAAAACATTTAAGTCTTTCTATTAATTCTTGTTCTCCCAACGTGGTTTGTGAAAATAAATCACCATATATAAGTAGTGCGTCTTCCAATGATGCCATACCTTGCTCTTTCATTTTATTTTCTGCTTCTGTATTACCTGATACATTAGCTTCCCACCAATCTTCTAATTTTTCAGCTTCAGCAACTTCTTCTGATTCTTTAAGATCTTCTTTCAAATCATCAACTTCACTTTGTTGTTCATCAGTTAAACCATCTAACTGCTGAGAATTGTTTTCAATATTGGCATTAGCTGCTTCGTCAAAGGTACCACTTGCAGTTAACTTAGACAAGGCTTCTAGTGCTTTTGCTGGGTCAGCTATATTAACTGCAGGTGCATCAGGATCTTCTTTTACAACAACACTTTTGTTTGTGACTTCAACAATTGCTCCTGGAGTTCTTAACACATCTTGTTTTTCTTGTGTAGCTTTAGCATCAGTACCAACACTTGCACCAGCTGACTCACTAGTTTGTTGTGCTGGTGCAGATGGTGCAACACCTGCAACATCATTATTAGTTTTAGTATTTCTTGTTTGTTTGTAAGTTAATCTTGGTCCACCAACAAAACCAGCTGCAAACTGTTGATTAGATCCCATTGATGGAACTTCTTTATATGTTGCTATTCTCTCATCTAAATTGTCTAGTTTAAATAATCTATAGCTAACTACTTTCCCTGGTATAGCTAACCTAACATAATCTTTTGGTGTTTTAGCTTCTCCATAAGCACCATCCATAATTACAAATTCATTTTTGACTGCATCAAAATCTTCAATTATGTTTAATATACCTGTTCCATTTCTAAGGTCACCTACTTCATAGTTATTAAGCAATGGACCTACTGGATTAGATTGTAAATAACCTTCTTTAAATTCATTTGCCAAATCTTCATAACTTAAACCAAATGCTTTTTCATAAGGAACAACTTGTTTTAATGCTAGCTCAACTGTATTTACATTGTTAAGATACTTTTCAATAACAAAAGGACTCATTGCTTTCATTAAACTACCATACTTTAATTGTAATCCATCTTTTATCATCATGTAATGTAGAATGGATACTGCTAAATCTCTTGTTTCAAGCCCTCCGTATAGTTTAGCAAAAGATGTTTGCAGGTCAATCATATTTGCTGCATTCAATCTTCTCCATGTATTTGAAGTAGCTATATTTAAACCTGTATTATTCCCTTGGTCATTTGCATATTCTGTACCAACAAATGAATCTAAAAAGAAATTTGATTCTTCATTGTTTTCTGACCTTCTTAATTTTTCATCTCTAATCATTTTTACAATAGATAAATCTGTTGTATTAATTGGCCCTGGATAAATTAAATTATTTGTTACGGGTGCAGCGTTACTTGAACTATTGTTTAATAAATGCTGGTAACTTTTAATTGTAAGATAGGAAAGCAAATCTTGTTCTACTTGTGCTTGAGACTCAAATGTAAATCCACTACTATCAGTATCTAAATTTTCTAATACAGGATCTAACATCTTACCAAATTCTGGAGACATTGTTAAAAGAGTGTTTGGTAATAGCTCTTGATAAATTTGAGAAAATATTTTAAGGTTATTACTCTGCCAAGTTTTACTTTTAAAAATAGCACTCACATCTGCTTGAGCAAAAGGCCCAAATAAATCTTGAAGATCTTTTATATTTTTCTTAATTGTAGGAACATCTTTAGGTAACCCTTGAGATAAAGTAACTGCAGGTCTCATTTTTGCTGACCATTTTTTTATTTTATTAATTCTATTAAATAAAAATAAGATTTGAATTCTTTGGTTATCAGACAGTGCAGCTGTACTATCTACAGCACTTTCTAATAATTCATCAGTTACACTAACAAATTTAGTTTTCTTACCTGTTCTATCTGCCTCAGCTTTTATATTAGCATCTAATGAACCAATTCTTCTTTCTAATAAATCATCTAACCCCGGATCCATCTTATCCTTTTTGTTCATAGAAAGATCATATAGATCTCTTACTTCTGCAGAGTTCAATAAAAGAAGAGTTGTTTTTAAAGGTATTCCTAATGATGTCATATTAGCAGCCATACCTACAGCATGTCTGTTTAATCCCAACTTGGCAATAAATCTTTCTTTAGCATTATCTGTTTCCATTGTAACTAAAGAAGATATTATATCTTGCTTTCTCTCACCGTTTATTAACTTACCTCCAAACCCAGGATATTTATTATTTCCTATTCTAACTTCTTTAAATAATTCAATTTTGTATTCAGTAAGTAAATTCAAATATGCATTTGGTAAAACAACTGCTCCAATTGCAGAGCCCTTGTTTGCCTCAAATGATTGTATCATACCCGTCAATGTATCTATATCTATAGGTGAATCTTGTCTGTCTTTAAACAGTTGTATATTCTCATTATTAACAAGCTCATCATACGCAGTTTTTAATACTTCTATATCTGCTGCTTGGTATGCAATAGGTAAATCACTTTTGTTTTCTTGCATGCTCAATTCAGTTCCAGTCATTCCTGTGTTACCTGCAAGAGCATAATTGTAATCTAAAATATCATTGTTTAATATAGCTTCATTTGGTGTACCATGTTTCTTAACATACTCATCAAACTTAGCTTTAGTTGATGGAAGACCTAGAACTAATGCTGCTCTTAAAGAATCTTCAGTAAATCTGTTAGCACCATCCGGATCAGTCAGTCTGTTCATTTCTGAAGGTGTTAATGAATTCTCTAATCTAATTGCTATCTCATCATTATTAAATAATTTAGCTGCAGAATTATACGTAGTACCTTCTTTGGCAGTTAGTTTATTTATGTTCAACACATATTCAGTATACGGATCTCCTTTACCATAAGCAACAAAGTTATTTTTGCTATCTAAATAGTACTCTTTAATTTTAGCATACACCTTATCTATATCAAAATCTGCTCCTGATACCTCAACTAATTCTTTAGGAAATATAGCAGATGAACCATAGTATGCAGGCATAAAATCAACAACTTTCATATTTACTGCTGAGTGTTTATCTTGTGTTGGTATACGTACACCAAACATTTTAGATATAGCATCAGGTATTTTAGCATCAGTGTTGGCTATTAAATCCATTACGTTTTTATCCATAGCTGGCATAACAACCTCACTATACCTTTCACCTGTTGATGTAGATGGATCAGTAGGATCTGTGTAATCCATAAGACCTGTTCTCAATACATCTATAACAACTTGTCCATTTGGATATACTCCATCACCAGGCATAGTTTCAACCGCATCTCCACCTTTCCATTGTGTCTGTCTTATTATTTCTGATCTTACAGGTATACCGTTCTTAACTTCATATACCATTCTATAGTATCTAGTACCAAATGATGATACTAAAGCTAAAGAAGTACCAGGGATTTTCTCTCTTAGTGTTCCTTTACTAAAATATGAAAGAAACAATTGCTCATATTTTTTAGCTGTAAAAGGATTGTTAAGATTATACTTTTGCTCTCCGCCTTCAGTTCCAAAAAATTCTAACAAGTTTGATGCTGAGCCAGATGCTTTTAGAGAACCCTGTGCATAATTTAAAAATGCTGCAAGATTTGGAGTTATAGCACCTTTCTTTTTAGATAATTTAAATTCATCTAATGCAGTGTCAAAAGTAAATATTAAATTCCTTTTGTTTTTATATTTTAATGTAACCCTTTTTGATATAGCTTCATTATATAATCTTCTGACATCTCCAACTCTCATCACCTGACCCTTTTCATTTAAACCCATTCCAGGAATTTCAACAAGGTCATCTTGTTCAGATGTAATTATATCTTTAATCTGAGTCATGTCAGTTATCTCCATCTTATTAGATGGTTGAACAACTTGTAAACCTAAATACTCAGTTCTTAAATTAGTAGATGTTAAATTTTGACTTGTGTCAAAACCACTAGAGTCATCATTCAATTTGTTTATGTTACTCTTCATCATCTTTACAGCAGATAATGGAGCCGCCATAGCAAAATTATTATTTGCATCTTCATTGGCTTCCATCTGCTCACGCAAATAATGAAGTTGTTTCATTGTAGGTTTAGCTTCCCACTTGCCCAATGCAGCATTATAATTAGACGTGTACTCTTTAGTTAAAACAGTAACAGACATTTTGATGGCAGTCTTACCATCCATATAAACATATTTCTTAGAGTTTATTAAATCTTGTTTTTTAGCAAAACCAATTGGGTTTTCATTAGTACCAAAAACATCATCACTCGTTGGTGCTTCTCCTCTATCTAATGTATCATACATGCCAGCCATAGATGGGCTTAGTCTACCAAAAGCAAAGGTTGCATACCTTGAACCTTTAGTTGTTATGTATGCTTGCGCATCTGCACTATCAATATTATTTCCTGTTAAAGAAGATACCTCTTGGATCTCATCAAAAGCATACATGTCAAAGTTTGTACTAGAATGATTAATTCCAAGTTCAGGTGCAACAAGTAAACTAGATGCACTATAATATGCAGAATTATTTAGCTTAGCTCTTTTAACTTTATCAATCATACTTTGTAAAGAGACTGCTTGATCTCCTAATAGAAGATCATTAATTGATGCTGCGTTAATCCAGTTATTAAAAAATATCTGTTGTAGGTTATGTGATTCATTAGTATTTAAGTTTAACTGAGAACCGGCTATATCAACCATAGTTCTAGCCACCCCTTCACCTATTGTTAACCCTTGTCTAACTTGAGTAGATAAATTATTCTTTACTTGAAGTTTATTAAGCATTGCATCAAATCCTGCAAATGCTTCATTTAATCCATTTTCCACTTCGGCTCTTATACCTGAAGTAGATATACCCAATGCTAACTTAACTCCTTGTTCAAATGTCATTTCTTGTTTAGCCTTACCTGCTGTGATAGCTACATTAGCTAATGTTTGCTGAGTAAGAGGATCTAATAACAAACCTGTGTTTACAAAACTAAATGCTCTGCCTTGCATAGAATCATTATAACCTGCAATGTTATCTCCAAATTCCTCAAAGGCTATAGCTTCTCTGTTTATTCTTTCAAACTCTGATGCTATTCTATTTATAAATGCATTTACAAGTTGAGGTGTTAATTCAACATTATCACCTTTCATTGTTACTGCTTTAATTATAGGCAGACTAACTAAGTCTCCTGTATTAGCAGCTTCCATAACTCGTAAGAATACAGGTGCTGTTGCTGTAGGTATTTGTCCAACACCATCTACCATATCATTCTTACCACTTCTTCTGTTAAAGTTAGCAACGTAATTATTAATTAAAGATACAGCAAACTCTTGAGGAGTAAACTCACCAAAGCTTTGTGTAGATCTACTATCATTCAAAGATGTATTTAATATATCTTCTTGAGCATCATTGTTTAGATCAGTAGAAACAACAGATTTTATTTTACTACCTGCTATTCTAGTTACTTTAATTCTACCTTGATCAGATAAATTTAGAAATGCTACATTATTTAATAAATAATTTCTATCTAAATATTTATCAGCAGAAAATTTATCTAATATATTTGAGTTGTTTAATTGTGCTACCGCTTTTAAATGATAAGTTGGTAGTTGATGTCCATAAACCAAATCTCCATTAGGATTAATGAAAGAAGATGCTCCAATAGACTCATCAAGCGCAGCGTTACTTAAACTGATATAGGTAAGTCTAGAAGCCATACCATCAGACTTCTTAGAAAATATATTAGAATCCTTATACATAAGATCATACAAAGTCACTAAGAACTGTTCTGATATTGGCTCTATAGAATATGAGTTATATAATATCTTTTGCTCAGCATCTAGTTTACTGTAGTCAAATGTTTTAACGTAACTGTAGTTAAGAAACATTGGACTTAATCTTATCCCAGTTAATTCAAATAATTTTTCTGAATGCTCTACTGCAAGTTTTTGAGTTGCTTCGTTTGATTTGTTCTTGGTTTTTGATCCAAGTATATTCTCCATGTTCTTAACCAAACCAAGTAAATCCTCAATCCTGCTACCTGAAGCATCAAGGTTCATTTGTTTTCTTTTAAATATATATGCTTGAGACCATTCGTCTAGTTGAGCATTTATATCATCTCTTTCAGATGCGGTGTATATTAGTATGTTTCCTGCACCATCTCTTTCATTAAATAAATAATCTACCTTATAGTTTTCAAAGCCTTTAAGCATTGATTGTAATAGGTTTGGATTAGATACATTTATAAATGGTGTATCAGAAGCCAAGGTATCAAGGTCTAAGTTTGCATCATTAAATAGCTTATCAACTACAGAGGACATATTAGGATTTAACCTTGAGTATGTATACATCCTTCTTAGCATTACTATAGGATCACTTATGTTTGAAACAGCTTTTAATAATCCGTTATATGCTTCATTAAATTTGACAGGTACAATCAAAGGCACACCATCTTTTAATTCAGTCTTACCAAAAAAGTCAACACCTACCATTGTTGTTGTAGCAATATATGCTCTCACCTTCTGAGCCAATGAATTAAATCCACCTATCTCAGATGCATCTTTATCAAATTCATCTGCTTTTCTTACTCCTGTTCCGTCCTCTTCAATTTCTGAATTTAATTCATTTTGTGAATCTTGATCTGATATAATATTAATTAAACCAAAAACTTCTTTCTTAATATCTTCCGGGTAATTAGTAAATGCATCTTCTAATTCTTGAAGTTGTTTAACTTTACCAGGCCCTAAGATTTTATTGCTTGGGTCATCTGGATCTAATAAGACTCTAAAGTCTCTAGACAAGTCATTATAAACATCATTAGGATTATAAGTTGCTTCTTCTATTTTATTAACCTTACTTATAAACATACCAGCCATAGATCTAATTAAAGGATCTACTACATCAGAGTCTAAATATAAGAAACCTGATACATCTTCATCTTTAGATACTACATCATGTCTTACTAAAGCATTAGCAACAGTTATTCCTGCTAAAGAAGTAAATTCATTTTGTTGTAATGTTGCACTCTTAAACTTACCAGCATCAATATTTTCATATAATGTTAGAAGTTCATTAGATGTGTATTTACCTAGCACACCTTTAATCCATTCTATTATCTTAGTAAAAAATGATTTTATTTCTGTATTGGTTTTTGAACTTCTAGGATCTTTCTTAAATGCTTCAAATTCATCTGCCATATATTCTTCTGCAAATTCATTTTCTAATTCAAGATCAGACATGTCTTCATATTGCTTAGCAGAAGTTCTAAATTTTTCTAGCTCTGTTTTATATTGAGAACCATACTTTGCTTTTAGTTCTATTTTAGCAAACTTTCTGTATCTATCTATTTGTTCTTGTGTAAGTAACATTCTAAACACACCATGAAAAGCCTCATGATATTTAAATGGATTGTTTGCCCCAACATAAACAGTTCCGTTTACACTGACACCTCCAGCTACTTGATGGATATCTAATACAAATGCACCAACTCTTTTGTAGCCTTTGCTAATACCGTTATCAGCCAATGTTAAAATATCTTCAATACCAATTATAGATGGTAATGATTCATTAGCCCAGTCAAGAAATTCATTATAGTCTTCTATTCTTTCTGTTTCTGTAGTTGCTTCAACTAATTTGTTTGCTGTTTTAGAAAGCTTCTTTACTAATGCTAATTGTTTTTGATACTCAGGACTTTTATCTAAAGCATCAATTTTATCTACACCTTTTTTACCTTCTATTAATTTATCTCTAAGTGCTTTTAGTTTTGCTTTTTCTTTATCTAATGAGGTTTCTTTTGTTTTTCCTTCAGGTACTAGACTTCCTCTACCACCTGCTAAACTAACACGTATGTTTACCCCGTTAGCAATAACAGGGTTATTCATCATTTTCTTTTCTGCATCATTAAGTTCTTCACCTCTAAGTTCCTTATTGATTATATGCTCAATGCCTAATGGATTACTATTAAAGTCATTATCAACTCTTTTTTGTATTTCATCATCTGACATATCTGCAGTACTATCCTCAGCTTCTTCTGCTATCTCAGGTAAAGCTGCCTCATCTTCAACTTTTCTGTCTTCATTTTTAGGTTTAATGCTAGCAAATGCAACAGCTCTCTGTGCATTTATTGCATCTGCCTCAGCAGAAAGTACTAATGAATTGTCCGTTGCAACCTGTATAGCAACCTCAGTTGTACTCTTATCAATAATATCTTGAGTAGGAGCTCCAGTTGGAAAAGACTTTCTTATATTCTTATCTCTTATTTTTGCATCATAAGTATTTACATCCTCATTACTATTATACTTAGTAAATAAACTTTCTATAATCTTAACAGCATCTGTATCTGAATTAACTACATCAGTACCAATTCCTTCATTAGCAATATTTTCATTTTCTTCTCCAACAGTTCTGTCAAGTGATAAGTATATGCTACCGTCTTCACCAATGTTTAATTCAATTTGATTCCCTCGTGCACTACTTAGGAAAAGTTTTTCTTGCAGTTCCTCATTATATTTAAATGCTGCAGCTTGTCTTTCGGCAGCATCCTTAATCTTTTGAATCTCTTTGGACTTGTTAATTACTTCAACAAAAAGTTCATCACGTTCTAGTTTTGTATATGATACAGCTTTAAGATTAACTAATCTATACTGCCCATTAGGTAATTTTACTGCAGCTAAATATCTGTCTTTACCAGCTAGCATAGTATCTTTATTAATACCTTGCTTTTCTAATTGAAGGAGAATTTGTTTTTCTAAAGCAACACTATCCTCTGCAGTTGAACTATAGTTATATATTCTTCCACCGGCTCCTTTGTCATACTTTAAATCAAACACAAAGTAGTTATTATTCTCATCAGCATATTGATAGTCAAGAGCTTCTATAAACACAGGATTACCATTGCTATATACTGTTCTACCACCTTTCTGATTTAAATCAATATTAAAAGGTAGATCATTAACACCAAAGAATTGCTTCTCTCCATCTACACCAAGATTGTTAAATGTTGTAGTAATTATAGAATTTAGAATAAATGCTTTTTGTATTTCTTTTAACTGCTCTTCTGTAGTAATGGTTTTTCCAAACGCACTATACATTACATTTTGAGCTTGTCTTAAGTTCATTGTTCTAGGATCTACATCAGCTCCTGTCAATTGATCTTTAATTAAGAATGAAGCATTATTCATATATGCAAAAATCCCATCTGGTGAATCACTTGGATCAACCTTCTGTTCAATTAATTTTGCATTTATTCTATCTTGAGTTACTGTATTGTTTATTCTAATACCAATAACATATTCACTAGAATATCTTTTTATAAGGGGATTAGCTGATTTATATTCAACACCTGACATATTACGTATAACATAATCATTTACAGTTGTTGGGTTAGGATTTGCATATACAACAAATTCTAACTGTTCTCTTTCCTCAGTAGTTAATTCCTTTAATATAATTTTTAATCTTTCCTTACCTTCAGCATTTTGTGATGTCATCATTGATGCTATTGCATCTTCAGACATACCTTTTGTATCTGCTCTATTTGCATGTGCATAAGGACTAAGTAATGAGTTGACATCTAATTTACTAACAGTGTCATCCAATACATCCATTGTTATTTCTTCTTGAGTAAATACATTTGAAAACTCACCTTGTTTTATGTACTCAAATTTTCTTTCAGATATTGGTCCTACATTATTAGATGCTTTAATTACTCTAAGCTTTTGATTCTTACCAAATGTTTTTGATTTGTTAGGCTTTTGAATTATAATATACTTTTCACTTCCTTTGTAAATAGTCATTCCATAAAACAAACCGTCTACACCATCAAACTCAAACGGTGTTGAATCTGGTGCTTGTGAATCAATAGCTTTTAAAGCTTCATATGCTTCAGTAGCCTGAGACTCATTAAATGTTCCTCTTAATGAATCAAATTGTTCATCTACAAAATCTAATATTTCAGGAGATAATTTATTTCCTTTTTTATCAAGTAACTCATAGATTATAATTGTTTCTTCTCCTGATGTTTTTACTTCTCGTTTATACAGATCAGCAACTACACCTTCACCAACAGGAGGTTTTCTTCCAGTTACTTCTGTATTATCAGCAACGTTTGGTTGCTCAAATATATCATCTAGTGTAATAGTTGATTGATTTAATATTGAAGTAATTAATGGGTTCTCTGCTAACAGTTGCTGTCTAGGTGTAGATAAAAATTCTTTAAATCCTGTATCAGAGTCAACAAGTGATTGCTCTATAGGACTTGCAAATAAAGTTTCTCCAGCAGGGTTTTGTGTCATTGCACCAGCTGCCCATACTTGTTTAATAGCATTAAAAACATTTTTTAAATCTAATGCCTCAGCAGTACTTTTCCATTCTTGTGCAGATAAGCTGGGCTTACCAGAGGCAGCCATTCTTGCTTTATACTTTCTATATGCGTTTCTTAAGACCTCATCTAGATATGGGCTTATAGTTATTGTATCAACAGATAATTCAATACCTGCATTCTCAAGCATCATTTCAATATCAGACTTTTGATTTTCTACATCATTAACTTTAGCATCTTCTTTTTGATCTTCTGTTAAATCCTTTTCAGTTGTTTGATCAGACCTAGTAGAGTTATATACCTCAATAAGTCTTTGTATCATTTTATACTTAACATCATGAACACCTTCAATTATCTCTCCATTTTCATCATAGAAGTTTATCAAAAAGCGTGAATCTCCTGTTTGTAAAAACAATGCCATTTGCCCTTCATCAGCATAAGCTCCAATTGGATCTTTACTTAAATCATTTACTAATTGATTTGCTAAAATAATATCTGTGTATTTTTCTAATGCAGCTTTTGTTTCTTTAATTCTGCCGTCTAATCTATTTTTAGATAGAGCTTGAGATCTAGCTACCATTTCAGCAAATTTCTCAGGGTTATTCATGAACTCTATTGCCTTATCATACACCTTAGCTCTATTGTTTAAAGCATAGTAGTCTACAATATCAGTTAATGCAGAATCAATATTATCTTCATTAATAAAAGAACCTTCATTCTTTGCTAGGAATCTTACATAGTTTTTAAACTCTGACCTTAAACTGTCTTTAAGTGCCTTGTTTCTTTTAAATGTTCCGTTCTTAAATCTATTTTTAGGATCATTAACAATCTTTTGAATAGCTTTAAGTCTATTTATTTTTTCCTTTTTAGGTGATGCTGCTGTTGCTGCTCCTTCTGGGGTTCCTTCAAAGGCTTCAATTTCTTGTTCAAGAATAATTATCTCTCTTTCTATTGATGCTGGGTCAAGCAAAGTAGTAATATCACTAGCAGCCATTTTTTGAAATAATGGTTCTGCTTGAAGTTTACTGTATATTCCATCTGCTCTTTCTACAGCAGACATGAATCCTTGATTAGTAAACATATATAAATAACGTGCATGATCATACCCTGCTCTATTTACTAACTCATTAATGTATTCTTTCTCTTGTGTCTTGCGGTTATATTTTGTTTCATCAAATGGATTAATAAATTTATCTTTAAGTTTATTATAATTCTCCTCCATTTTATCCATCTGGATAATAGTGTCATTTATACGTTGTCTTAACTTACCATCTTTTTGATCTTTCTTAGATACTCCAGGAAAGGCCTCAATCATTTCAGTATCAGACATTTCTAAAAATCCTTGTAGTTGATTTCTAAAGTTTTGTGTACCATTAGTTTCAAACATAGTATAGAACTGCTGAAACTTAGCGTTATCTGCTGCATCTTTAAATCCAAAGAAATCTTGTCTGTAAGTACTATCTTTCATTTTTTCAGCCATCTCTTTCTGAACCATGAAGTTTAATCTCTTTACATCAAAAAGTTCAGAAGGATCTATAGCCTGACTATTCCAAGATTCATTATAGGAGTCAACAATTCTCTCTATCATCTTGTCCTTTGCTTCTCTAAACTCAGCATAGGTTTCCTTTTGTTTCTTTGTGGCTAGACCTATACCTGCTTCCTGTAATCCATACTTATATACAGAAGGTACACCTTGCATAAAAACTGATTGAACAGGTTGTACAAGACCACCCATTAAAAAACCAGACATAAATACACCAGCACCTTCAGAAGAAAACTGATCTCCCATTGCTGATAGTATCATTTGATTTTGCAAAGCAACTCCACCTTGTGCTGGGTTCTGTAGTATTTCTGTATAGTATCCAACAGTTGCTGCAGAAATTGCTTCTTGAGAAACTTCTTGTATACCTTCTGCAACATTTGCAGCAAAGTAATCTAACATAACTATACTACCACTACCAGCCACACTTTTCCAACCACCAGCAGCTTTAATTTTTGCACCTAATCTTTTGAGTCCTAAGAACCCTGCTTCTTTTCCTCCTAAATATTTAAAAGGATTTTTAATTACTTTACCCGCAGCATCAACAACTTTTTTACCTGCTGTATTAATTACATTTTTAGTAATGCCTTTTCCAAAAGCAGAACCCAATGTATTTTGAACACCTCTTTGAAATCCACCTAATGCATTACCAAGAACAAGCCAGTTGCTTGCATATATTAAAGGAGCATTAGCAATCATAGTTTTAAATGCTGCTTGATTAGCCGCATTACTAATTCTTGACATTTCATATTCATCAACACTCTTGCCTCCATTAGCAGCAGAATAATTATTCATACCATTTTTCAAGACTTGGTTGTATGCCATACCTGCTTCAAGCTTAGCCTCTGACGCAGCTAAATTAACAGCTCTCATATCTCTATAAAATCCACCAAACTTTAAATTCATTTTGGCAAGGTTAGACATATTTTGACCTGCATTTTTTGCCGTCTTTATTTCTTTAAATGCTTTATAAGTGTTTGGGGTAAATCCTTTTTTTAATGCACCAGCAACCATCTTTCTACCACCATTAGCGGCAACCCAAAAATCTCTAGCAGTTTCAATTTCTTTAGCTTTTGATAATATCTTTCTTGTTTTTTCAAACATTTTAGTAAAGCTAAAAATTGCTTTAGCTCCTTTAACAACATTTGCACCTGTCTTAGCAATAGTAACTGGTGCTGCTGTACCTCCTGACAAAGCAGTTACTCCAGCTAATATCAATTCTTCAGCTGCTATAGAAATAAGTATACCTCCCGTGTAAGCAGAGTTAGCTGCTAGGTTATTTACAAAGCCTCCAAAACCACCTCTTGTAGAACTCATGATTCCCATCTTGTCTTCAAATGCAGTAGCAGAATCAAGATCAGGTTCTAAAAAATCTCCTCCACTAAACATAGATCCATATACAGAATCAAGACCAGTACCAACTAATGACCACCAGTTTCCTCTCATCCTAGTCATGTCATCATAAATAGTTGAGTTTTCATTATAGTAGTTTTCCATATTTGCATACGGAGAATATCCTAAGTTATTAAATTCAGGATGTTCGTAATACCTCATAAATTGAGTTTGCCTCATGCCTGAAAATGCAGGGGCAACCTTTTTCTCTGACACAGGTGTGTCATCTAAAGTTAGTAACCTCTTCGTCATTGAAAAGGTATTCTCATTATTATCAGGTCTATTTTGTTTTATTGGATTATATGTATCAGTAGCAGTACCAGGATCAGCTATACCTAAACTAGCCATAGCTCCAATACCATACTTATCTATATCAGACTTCACTAAATTAACTCCTGATATATCATCAGCAGCTAAATCACCACTCATAGCATAATCATTAAACTTTTCCTCTGGAGTTTCAAACAACTCTTCAATAGGCTCAAAGCGGAACTGCCCGTCAGGTATTACACTTGGGGCAGGTCTTAAAGATGCTTGATTGAGTTCTTGCAATGGTGTTTTTGATTCGTTTTCCATTTACTTATGATTTATTTTTTTCCGTAAATACCCTGATCTTTTTCTCTTAAGGCCTGGTTATTTCTTCTAATTTCTTGATACTGAGCTTGCATTTTTACCATCTGTTGATCAATCCCCATTAAACCATTTCTAAAATCCATTTGAACTGTGCCTGTGTCAGTTGTATATTCACTATAATTTTCAGCATTTGGATCATAAGGATTGTAATAATTAACTGAATAATCAAGCATGTAATTTCCAGTCCCATTTTTAACAACTCTATAGTCAGCTGTATTAGTTATACCATTATCATTAGGTACTGTATAGTCATGATAGGTGCTATTATCACCACCAAGAATATCTATTTCTGTTGAAGAATAATAATCATTCTTTTTTGCTTTAACATTTAAATCTTCTTGCTGATCAAAAACTAAAAATATACCACTATCATTATTATCTTCACCTACACCTTTTAATTGTTTTAAATCATCTTTAGTTAATGCACCATACTCTGCACCTTTTGGCCCTTTAACTTTTGATGCAAGCCACTCTGAACTAAACTTAAGTTCATAACCCGCATGAGTTTTATCTCCTACATTTGCTTTATCATAGACTGGCATATATGCTAAAACACCAATAGGTGCTATTGCATCTGTGTTAGATCTTTTAGGATTATTAATCCAAGTATTTAAATCTTCTAACCATAAATTATAAACCTTTGATGCTAAAGCATTTTTGCTTAACAACTCTGAATCTTTATTTAATCTTCCAACTCCTAATCCATAAGGTGTGTTGTTAGATTGTAAAGATTTAACTTGATTAATCATATTAGCCATTTCCTGCTCATTGTCAGGATTGTTTACTAAAGGATTAATAGAATAGTTGTACGTAGGATTACTGACTACATCTGTAAAGCTCCCGTTGATTCCATATCTAGCAGAATTAAAATCTCCTGAATTAACATTAGAATCTTGTTGACCAGTAAGTCTTTTGTTTAATCCTTTTTTAAGTGCGTCATAAACCATTCCTGCTTCATCATCAACTGCTTTATCATCAAGAACCATTTTCTTAGAGCCGTCTGGATTTTTTAAGTATATTGTGGTTCCAGTGTATTCAGTCATTACTGTCTCTGTAGCTTGAATCATATAATCTTTATTATTAGTTCCAGTATCTACTTTCCAATCTAAATTAACATTAGTAATTGTACCATCTTTGATACCTTCCTTTACCATGTTAATGTATTCTTCTTTATTTAAAGGTATACCATCTTTAAAAATATTTGGGAAATTACCATTGTCCATTAAGTTTCTAACATGCTTCTCTTCTTTTTTTACACTAGCAGTTGTAACAGTATTAGCTTCCTCAAATTTATTATATGCTGTTTGTACAAATTGCTCTACACCTTTTACTTGAGTGTTAGTACCATTTATACCATTCATCTTTTCATAGAGCTGATCATAAGAAGTTCTTTGGTCTCTTGATAATACCATATTTGGATTATCTAATGCTTGTTGTCTTGTGTTAGTAAACTCAGTATTCTTATCAGAATATATCTTAGCTATTAAATCTCTATTCTTATAACCTGTAGAAACACCTTCCTCATCTGTAGATTGCTCTAATAGTTTTGTTTTTATCTGTTCTATTGACCCTCTAAATTCTTTTAACTCACCATTCTCTCCAGTTACTTGAATACCATATGTTTGATCTTGGCTTGAGTTGTCACCCCTAGGATTCATTAATGACATCATATTAACAATATCATTAACCTGAGTTCCTGCTAGTTTACCATCTGCTTCAGTAAACTGATCCTTGGTTCTTTGAATCATATCAGGATTTTGAGTAATCTTATTTTTTTTATTAGTTGCTAAATCAATTGTATTTCCATCCCCAAGGGTAGTATAACCAGTTGACACAGCATCCCCAAGTGGGCTATTTGATCTAGATCCTTCTAATTGAGTTTTTAACACTTCAAGATCAACTCTATTCTTTTGTTTAACACCTTCTAGATTAAGAGCATTTTTTGCATTAGCTCTAATCTTGGACATGTCCATTTTAAATTGTTTGTCTTGAAGAGCATACTTGTTCTCACGCATTTCATACTCATAATCTCTAGCGCTCCATGCTTGTGCAGACTCTCTCATGTCATCCATGATATTATTCTGCATTAGCATACTATATGCTTTATTCAAAGTATTACCAAGCGTCTTACTAGGTAATGCTGCTTCTTCTCTGATTCTTTTTTTAGCTTCTAAAGCTGCTTTAAATTGTTCAGTTCTTGAAAGTTGTTCTGTATTAGCTTGATCAAGTTGTGACCCTTCTATAATACCATTAGCACCTTTATAATTTGCCCATGAGACATTTGCTTTTTCTGCTTTAGATAAAGCCTGCATGTCTTGAGCCATTCTTAAACCATTAATTGTATCAAGCCTTCTTATTGTTTCAGAAGCCCAAAGTTCTTGTCCTTGTTCTATGTTAGCAGCTCTACCTTCTTGCACAGCTTGCGTTGCCCAATCCATACCTTTAACATATGCTTCTGTTTGATATGCAGCTTGTACTCTTGGAGCTTCCATAAGTCTATTTCTGATCTGCTGTAATGCAGCACCAGTTACTTGAGCACCATTTTGTTCTGTAATAATCCAATCAGAATTTGCAATCTCTCTTTGATTAGTTTCTGATACAGGTTTATTAGGATTAAACTTTGGATTAGCTTTTTTGGCAAACCTATCTCTCTTCATCTTTAAAGGGGGATCCATGTTTTCCAACATCTGTTGACTCATCTCAAACAAATTTGCATCCGGTACATATTTAGGTAAACCCATTTGTAATGCTTTATCAGGATCTGCATTTATAAATGCATCCATTTGATATTGCATTGCTCTCTCACCAGTCTTCCAGTATTTTGCTTGGACAGTTCTATCTGGTGAATTAAGCAATAGATTTGCTGTCTTCATTTCTTCTCTATACCTAGATGTATATACAACATCTTTTACAGTTATATCATCTTCATAAAATGGTGCAAAGACATCCTTAGCTGCATTAACATTTTGAGCTAATGATAAATCCATACCAGATATTTTTTCTATCTGTGGTGCTATTTGTTCTGCGTACTGATCTCTTCTTTCTTTAGTATCATTCCTAGACAAATCAGCATAGACTACCTTGTTATATAAGTCATTGGTAGCCTTAAAATTAGTATCATACTTATCTTGTCTTGTCTCCAAAACTGCAGACAAGAATTTATAATCCGGTGTGAACGGCTTAATATCCGGTAAATATGTATCTGCTCCTTTTATGTATGTTGCCATAATGTAAAATTAATATAATTATATAAGTTTACAAAGTGTTTTGTATAAACCCTTTAGGTTTACATACCTATCTTACCTGTGTAAAACGGCACTGCCCACTTTGATAAACTGGTTTTGTCTTTTTTCTTTTCACTACCCATTTTTGATTGTGCAATTGGTTGTTGATAGCCAGGTGGCAAACCATTATTTTGCAAATCATATTGCCCTCTAGTTTGGTTGGGTCTACTTGTTTTTGTTGTTCCACTGCCAGGATACAAAAATTCTAAATAATCTTTTGTTACAGGTCTTTGTACACCACTACTATCTTCTCCAATCAACTCCTGAGCTCTTTGAAATTGTTGTGCTCTTTGATATGCTATATCAGTATCTCCATCTTTATACAATTTTCTACCATCTTCAGTAAATTCAATCATACCAAATTGATTTGGATTGACATTCATATTAGGATTAATTGTATTTAAGTTAAATGTATTAGCTAAATTAGTTAATCCAGCATTAAATAATTCATTGTACTTACCTGTTCTCCAGTTAGTAAAGTTATCTTTTTGTTGAAGTGCTGTTATTGTGTCATCATACAATTGCTTATTAGTAGCATTGTTAGCCATATCAACTTTCATGTTTAACTGAGGTTGCATTGTAGCAACTTGATTCATTGTTCTAACATTATTGCTATTTACTTGATTAATTGCTTTAGCATTAGCATCTAATGTTTTTCCAAATACATCACTTCTTGAAATAGCTTGTGGTCCATATGCACCTAATGCACCTGCCATAGTATTTAATGCTGATGTATTAGCATTTACTCTTCCTGTATAATCATCAAGTACATAATCAATTCTTTGATCCTCTAGTTCAGGAGCATATGGTAAACGTAAAGTATCCTTTATAGCCCCTACAGTATTAAGATTATTAATATCTTGAGCCCACCATTGTGCTGGGTAACCATCATACTCTTCTATCCCAGGTGTTTTTATTGTTGGTGTTCCTTCTGGTAATGACATCTCTCTTATATCTTCCGGACTATAGTCAATATCAAAACCTGGAGCATTGGCAGTATAACCACCTCTCATTCCATCAAACTTTCTTTTTGTCCATTTCGCATCTATTTTACCATCACCATCTGCATCATAGGTTTCTGGACTATCAGCAAAAGCTTGCTTTAAAGATTCATCATTAAAGAAATATGGTATATATGGAAGACCTTTCTTTTTAAAGTAATCTCTTCTTTTCTCCTCATATTTATTTTGGAAACTACTCCAGTTTTTATCATAACCTGCTTTATCAGCTCTTGGATAATTGTACTTCCACTCAGGTCCTAATTCATCAACAATAGATTGATTTCTATACATGAAATCTTCTTCTGCTTCTTCACTAGAAAATAATGATGAACCATAGCCAAATTCATCAGCTCCAAGCTGTTTATCAGGTAGTTTTGCTCCATCATACATACCAGGTATAAAAGATGCTATTCCAGATGCGTCTGTTATCCTTTGTTGTTCCTGTACCTCATCTGTATATACATCTGTCCTATTACCAGTACCTACTACATCACCTTCAGAAATGTCTCCTTTAGTTCTATTTTGTCTTGTATCTTTTCTTTCATCTGACGCAGGTTTAATAAACCTAAGTATACTTTTACCACTCTTGTTTTTTACTACAACAGGACTATAACCATCTTTAATATTTTGATCATACTCTATAGCATCCGCAGTACCTGCTTTAAATGGATTTTTATTATCCTCAACTTTATCAGTTTCTTTCTTAGTTACTGGAATAGATGAATCAGATACATCTTCTTGTATAGGACCTACAAATGGTTCTTCTTCTTTTTTAGTTTCTGTACCAGCTTGTGCTTTGTTTAAAAAGTCACCAAGCTCACTACCAAACATTGCATTACCTAACATAGCATTATTTTCCATAGCTAAACCTGGTTCACCTGCTGGAGGCATAAATGCATCCATTGGCGCAGGCATACCTTGTTGTTGCATACCTTGTTGTTGCATACCCTGTTG